CATGATAATTGGCAGTACCAAGAAATTCAAAAAATATCCAGAGGTATAGATGATATTAAAAAGTCTTTAGATATAAATGAAAAAGAAACTAATCAGAGAATTATTGTGCAATATGGTGCTGAACTTTATAATCTACATAGTAAATTTATGGCACAAAAATATATTACAAGAGCAGGATTAGAAACATTTCAATTATTAGCAGACACATATATTGCTTGTGGTGGCAATCATTCAATTAAAGGAAAAATAATTCCTGAAGTAATGGCTTTGCCAATTAAAGAAGATTAAATTTCTACCACAGTAAAAATTTACCATGATAAAATTTGTATAAACAAAATATACATACACATATTAACATTATGGAAAATAAACTGTGGTATTATAGAAATCAGAAGGCATTAACATTACAAGAGTTATCAAGACTTAGCGGAATATCTGTTGCAGCTCTAAATAAAATTGAGAATGGAAACACAAAGGATATACTTCTTAGCAATGCTATTACTCTTTCTCATGTTCTTAATGTTGATATATATGAATTATTTTGTATTAAACATTGAGGAGGAAATAAAATGTATTTTAACTTAATATGTGAGGAATTATGTATAACTGGCGGTAAGGTTATACATATAGACACTAATGTTGGAAGTCTTGAAGAAGTACATAAGATAGTAACTGATAATGCTGATAAATATCCTAATAGTAAGTGGGAACTATATCCTATGCAATTAGTGGTATAAGCACAATTAAAATAACAATTAAATATTATTAAAAGAAAGAGCAGTTTATTCGGAAGCTGCTCTTTTGTTATGTAAAGGAGTGAAAGGAAATAGCACAGAATCCAGGAAAGATTTTTGAACAGTCGATTAAAGATTCTGTCCCAAATACGTGTTGGATTTATCGTTTCAGGGATAATGCAGCATCGTTTGGGAATGGAAATAATACTAGATTTGCTAGTAGTAATATTTGTGATTATCTTCTATTTGATGATGATTCAAGGACATTGTATTTGCTCGAATTAAAATCAACTCAATCAACAAGTCTGCCATTATCAATGATTAGAGATAATCAAATTAAATCTCTGCAAGAAGCAAGTGAACATAATCTTGTCGCAGGATTTATTTGTAATTTTAGGAATGAAAATAACGACACATTCTTTATAGAAATCTGCGATTTCGTAAAGATGATGGAGAATATAGATAAGAAGTCGTTCAATATTAACGACTTGAAAAATAATAATGCTATTCAAATAAATAGCAGAAAGAAACGAACTAGATATACATATGACATTCAGAAGTTTGTAAACGAGTCACATTTGTAAAGGAGAAAAAGGAATATGAGACTTTTAGAGTTTGTAGAAAAGTATAACAACATGGCAAATAACACATTAAAGGAACAGTTATTAAGTAAAATCAAAATCACCCCATACATTTCAATTATCAAGAAAGATGCTTACGCACAGTTGATTGTAGATAAGACAACATTTGAGCAGGAATCTTATGATGATAACGGAGTAACAAAGTATCGTAAAACAGATAAGATTAGAGTAAATTCTGTTGCTCAGTATGTACAGTTTTGTCGTGCCGTAATTGAATTATATACTGACCTTGAGATTGACGAGGATGATAAAGGTTTTATCAAGGGATATGACGCACTTAAGTCATCTGGTCTACTTGATATTTTAATGGTTGGCTCTGATAAAGCTGATCCACTTATTCCTATAAGCGAATTAAGAGAATTTAAAACCATTTTAACAATGAAGCAATCAGACACTCAGTTTAATGAGACAACTACTCAGGCGTTTATTAGCAAACAGATTGGAAGGATTTCTGATTTGGCAAATGCTACTCTCACACCACTTGTCGAAGTTGTAAGTAAAAAGCTTGATGAGATCCCGAATGAAGATTTAGAAGATAAAATTCTTAAGTTTGCTAAGAAAGGCAATTTCAAAGAGGTCTAAGTAAATTCAAAATTCTTTGGAGGATTTATATGATTGAAGGAATAATTTATGGACTTATTGGTGCATGGTTTCTCAGTCTATTTGGAGTTGATAATATCTTTGTAGAAGCGTTGCAGCCATTTGTGAATTTCACATTAACAACAAGTCATTATTATTTCATATTTGGATTTGTTGGTATGGTATATGGAATTGTATATTATTTAAGAAATAAAGATTAAATATTAGGCTCTATACGTGTAACAGCGTATATGGCTTTTCTTACGGAGAGTGGTTATACTGCTCTCCTATTTTAGTGTAAAAATAGTGAAATTTTTTGAGGTGATGAAATGGCAAAAAATATATATGCAGATTTTAAAAAGAAGTTAGACAGAATTGAAAATCATATTGCAGAAGAAATTGCTCCACAAGCAAATGAACTTCTAAAAGAATCTGTCAGATATTCATTAATAGATTGGTATAACGACTATACTCCACAGTCGTATGAAAGAACATATAACTTCATGAAAATTCTTGATTCTACAAGAACAAGGGGTAAAGGGAACGTTCTTCTTTTTTCAGTTGATTCAGGCGCAATGGATTCATATGTCGGTTGGTTTGGTCAGAGTTTAAAACCAAGTACAGCTTTCGACTATATGTTTATTGATGGAGAACATGGTCATGGAAAATGGATGATGCATCAATCATTACCTCCATATATGTATGTTGAACGAGATATTGAAAGTGGATTTGGTGGTCGCTTAGACAAAATTATAAATAACAGAATAGAACAAATTTTGAGAAAGTGAGGTAGAAAATGCCAGGTACATATCAGTATGATGTAGAAATCAAATCGAATGTAGCAAAACTACTTTCAGATATGAAACAAGTCCAAGACAGATTAGATACTGTTGAAGGCAAAGAATATAAAATCAAATTAAATGTCGATGAAAAGAAATTATCCAGTGTAATTTCTAATCTCGAAAAAATGCTTGACTCTCTTGGTAAAGGAACAGGTGATTTTAAACAGTTTGAGAATTTATCAAAAGAATTGTCAGCAATTACATCGGAAGTAAAAGATTTTAGTAAAGCATTTGGTAAATTAGATGATTCAGGTGCTAAGACACTGCTCTCTTCTATCCAGAGTATTGACAGGTCACTTTCTGATTTGAGTCAACATATTCTTAATGTTAATAAAAACATGAGTAATATGGGTGGCAATACGAGTGGTGCTGTCAAACAAGTAGAGAATATTAGTAATGCATATCAAGATGCTGCTAAAGAAGCTGAGAAGTTGGCTGATGCACAGAGTAAGATTGGACAGAAAACGAATATTTCATCTGCTTCTACAGAATCTGTTACCAATTCCATCAAAGAAGAGAATAATGTATTAGAACAGAACACTCAGAAAGTTAAGGAAAATACACAGGTAAAAGAACAGAATGCAAATGTAAATCTTAATAAGTATGATAAACGGTTAGATTCATATAACGGCAAAATTGACAAATATAAAACAACTATTGACAGATTTAATGATGGTGGTTGGACAAGTAGTACATATTTAGAAAATGTACAGGCTGTCAAGAATGCTGTTAAAGAGTATGAAACTCTGCTTAATGAATTAAAGGGTAAAAATGCTAGTTTGGTGACAAGTGATGATATCAACCGATTAGATAACTATGAAAAGAAAATCAAAGATACTATCGCTACTGTTACCAATATGTCGGCTTCTGAGAAGGGATATAACTTTGTTTCAGGTCAGAAAGAATTAGACAAGATTCATAAGCTTCTCAATGAAAATAGCAAGATGTCTTCTGAGGCAAAAGCTAAGATTAAAGCTTACTATGCGGAAATTGAAAGTGGTAATCCTAGCATGAGTCTTGATAAGATTCATGGTGAAATCTTAAAGATTTATAATGCCGAAGTCGAAGCTGGTCGTGCTGGCAGAACATTGTTTGACACTTTAAAGAATAGTGGATTCCATCAGATTGCTGCTCAGATGGCAGGAATGGTTGGGGTATATGATGTTATTAATGTAATCAAGCAAGCTGCGTCTACTGTGACTGAGTTGAATACACAGATTACAGAACTTGCGAAAGTATCTGAACAGTCATCAAAACAGATTTATGCCGACTTTGACAGTTATGCAGATATTGCAAAAGAAGTCAGAGGTACAATTTCTGATACTATTGCTGCCACTGCGGATTGGTCTAAAAATGGATATAGTATTCCAGACGCTAAACAATTAGCAGAAATCTCACAGCTTTATAAAAATGTTGGTGATGGAATTGACATTGATACAGCTAACGAGTCACTTATCTCAACCTTAAAAGGTTTTCAGCTTGAAGCAGATCAAGCAGAACACATAGTCGATGTATTCAACGAAGTTTCGAACAATGAGGCGATCTCGTCAGGAGGCATAGGCGAAGCATTGCAAAGAAGTGCCGCTTCATTTAACGCTGCTTCCACCTCACTTGAAAAGTCAGTTTCGCTCGTAACGGCAACGAACTCAGTTTTGCAGAACCCAGAAAAGGTTGGAAATATGTGGCGTACAGTTTCAGCCAGATTGCGTGGATCAGAAACAGAGCTTAAAGAGATGGGCGAAGACACAGATGGTCTTGTAACTTCTACATCAAAACTACAAGCACTTGTAAAAGGAATTACAGGTTTTGATATTATGAAGGACAAAGATACTTATAAGGATATATATGATATTGTCCTTGGTATTGGAGAAAAATGGAAGGATCTTAGTGACATTGATCGTGCTTCGCTTTTAGAGGCTTTGGCAGGTAAGCAGCAAAGTAATGCCCTGGCTGCCGCCCTTAGTAATATTGATATCCTTAAGAAGAGCTACGAAGAAGCAACACATGCAGAAGGTTCAGCTCGTGAGGAAAATGAAGAATATAGTAAATCAATTCGGGCTTCAATTGACTTAGCTCAGGCAAAGTTGGAACAGCTTGCGAATGACACTTTAAATTCGAATTTCCTTAAAGGTGCAATTGACGCAGGTGGAAAATTAATTGAAGTTTTAGATGGTATTGTAAAAAGTGGTAATGCAATACCTACTTTATTAGCTGCTATTGGAGCAGGTCTTAGTTTTAAAAACATCGGTAAATGTTACGTGAGTGCGTAATTTTTCAAATTATTGTTATTGTTTTGAATATGCCCACCTAACTCAAGACAACAATCAAGAGTTGGGAAGATTAGGTCTAGTCAACCTATAGATGTTTCAAAATAAATCGTAATTGTGAGTTGCTATCTCACAGTGCTGGGAAGAAATAAAATATACCGTATATATAAAATAACACACTACAACGTGGCTAGAAATGGCGAACGTGAATGTATTCCGAAAGGATGTTGGTAACAACAAGAAAAGTCAAATCCAGAAATGGAGGTTATTTGGGTATATGGGGAAACCTTAAGTATCATGTCCTTAATGGACTAAATCGGCAATCAGCAACGGATTCTATTGTAATAGAGAATATTATAGTGGAGGTGTTCAGAGAGTCTAAACGATTTTGAGTTATTACAAAATAGCTTGTAAAAGGGACTCCATACGTAGTTATCGCACTACTCTCGTGACTGAGATATAAAAGCGTAAAAGAGTGTTGCTACTCTAACCCTATTAAATAGCACATTGTTAATAGGACAACAGCAGGGTTCGTGTGTACCGTAAGTTTGAAGAAACACACAAAACCAAGAAATCTTGATTTCAATCGAGTAAAATAGAGAATAATAAAATAGCACTACAACTGCTGTATTGTAGTGCTAAATTGTCTTTGAGATTACCAAAAATCAAAGACTCCCTATATTGTAACATTGGGGGTAGTACATAAAATTGGTCGGTATGTACAAATTTATTGTATCAAACATCAATGATTATTTCAATAGTAAAAAGAGAATAAATAAAGTAAAATAGAGGACAGTCGTGATGACCTGCCCTCAATTAAGGAATAAAAGGAAATAAATGACAAATACAGAAATAGAATTATTTACGAAAGATTTTTCTAGTCTTGGTGAACATTTGTGATAAAGACTTGGTTTGTGAGTCCGTATAGTCTTTGCACTTATTAACAGTATAACACTTTCCAATTGTATCAACTATGACACAAAGAAAATGACAGCCGTATACTAAAAGTCCACCACTTACAAGTATTTTAAATACTTCCAATTCTACCCTCCCTTCTTTGTAGTATTTCTTAAAGTTGGGAAATGTATTGCTCAGAACGAGCTGAATTTATTTCCGATGTGAATCGTGCCAAACTACAAATATGGCACTTCGTATGGTAAATACCGAGCATTCTGTCGTGCTATTGACCTGAGATACGATAACTCAAATACAGTTTGCTTGGTATTATATTACCATATATTTCCAACCACATAAATCCAGAACGTAAGTTTGTCGAATAATGCAGAAAGAAAAATATTCAAATTTTGAATAATTCTATTTACAAAATTTTACAATTATGCTATTGTGAAAATATAAAAATTTTTGTATTTTTAAGGAGGTAGCATGATGAAAAATTCTAGCAAAGAACGCACTTTACAATGGATAAATAACCAAAACAAGAAGGGGAATATATCGTTTAAACATCGTCTACAGCGTCCGACTGGACAGTGGAATACTCGCATGAAGAGTCTGTTGATTCATAGCTTATTAAGTGGCATTCCAGTTAACCCAATCTATGTTGTAGAGGAAGAAAACATAATCTATCCGTTAGATGGTTCTCAGAGAACATCTACCTGTATTGATTATATCAATGATGTATTCTCATTGAGTAAAGATACTCCAAATGTATTCATATCTGTAAAAGAAAATGGAGAACAAATTATTAAGGAATATGAAATTGCAGGAAAGAAGTTCAAGAAACTTGATGACGAAGTAAAAGAAACACTTCTTGCTTGCACTTTAGAATTTTGCACATTATCTGATTATACGGATGAAGAAGTAAAAATCATGTTTGCTCGTCAGAATTCAGGGAAACCTTTGAATGGTAAATTGCTTCGTGTAGTGCATGAATCAGATGAGTTCAGTGAAAAGGTCTACTCTCTCGCTAATCATCCATTCATGGATAAAATCATGTCGAAGACACAGCGAAAGAATGGAACAGACAGAGATACAATTATCCAAGCTATGATGCTAATATCATCTAATCAAGAACAGGAGTTTACATCTTTTAGAACAAAAGATATTGATATTTATGTGGCTGATTATGCAGATCAGTATCTTGATAGAGCTGACACATTAAAAGAAGCTATGGATAGATTTAACGAATCATTTGATAGTGAAGTAAAAATTCCATCCACTTCTATTCCACAAATTTTATATAGTGGTTATAGAATCGTTAAAGACAAGAAATCATTCTCTCGTCTTGCAGAGAAGATATCTGAATTTATTGCAACATATGATTCTAATGAAGAATATAAACAATATGTTCAGAGTGGTACAGGAAGTCGTGAGAATGTTAAGGGACGCTTCGATTATTGGCGTGGAATTGTAAAAACATTACAGTAACAGATTTGAAGAGTAGTCGGTTTGCTACTCTTCTTTCATATTATATTTACATTCAAAATATTTATTTTTGAAATGAAACATAAATGATTTCCGTTGATTCTTCATGCTATGTAATAATTTTACAATTGGTATTACCATGTAAAGTCCAAGACTAACAATTGTACCGTAATTTTCAATAAAGGAAATGATTAAATTGATTTTGTTCATTAACTTGACCTCTCTTTCGTCTTCCTACTTATTAATGCACTTTTCTTAATGTATTTTCCCCACATTTTCTAAAACTTTTTCAAAACATATGTTCTGATAGTATTCTGTCGATTATTGGTATATAATGGTAATATTAAATACTAATGATTGGTGGAGGTTTATATGGGTAATTTAATAGATGTCTACGACTATATGTTTTGGGGAGATTATAATAAAAGAATTAGTGAATTAGCAAGTCTCGCACTGCCTGAGAGTTGGAGTTTTGCTAATAAATCAGATAATTCAATCTTAAAAAATTATTTAAAATATACATTTTTTAAATTACAAGAAGAAGATAAGGTTTTGGAAACAGATAAGTATTGTGTGTTTAATACTGGTTTATTTAATGCATATTATAGTCCGATATATGTTCAAGGAGTAAAAGATATATCTGTCGATCAAGGGTGGCGCTTTAAAAATTTTTGTACGGAATTTGAATTACTTCACACTGAAATTTTTAAATTTCCTAATAGAGCAGATTATTTTTCGAAAAGCAATGATTTGGTGTTTGATTGGCATTATGATATTAAAGTAAATTATAAACATATATTAGAAGATGAAGAAAATCGTAAGCGATTACCAGAAGTTGTGTTAAAAGCTGAAAAACCTGAGAGAGAATTAAAAGGGGCAATAGAAGAATCAATTAATAGAGTTATGGCAAATTATAAACTTGCTGTTCCACAATATTTTAGCGGAAAAATTCAACTGTTATTACCATTATACTTTGGGAAAGAAAATAAACCATGTTTAGCATTAACTTTAACCAAAGTTGAAAATGAAAATTCTGGTTATTATTTGGCACATACATGTTTAACTATGGATATGGCATATAATAACGCACGTCTTATAGCAAAACCAGAATCAAATTGGTTATTACCACAAAATATTGATTGAAATAATATATATTTTGTGATAATATATATGTATGCTTATATTAGCATAGGCTAAGATTTAATTGACCATTAAATTTAGTCGGATTTTAAGGTCATATTCTATGTACATTAGATAGTTATGCTATCTCCTATTTACCTTAGAGATATTTTTATGATATCTCTTATAAGCTGATATTGATTGAAGACTATTTGTGTCAAAAATCAAACTTAACTACTATGACAAAAGAGCAGGACTAATCTCCTGCTCTTTTAATATTCTCACTACTCTTCTTTTCTACTCAGCCCAAAATAAAAGACCTGCCATCCGACAAGTCTTTTACTCTCCCATACTATTTCTAAATGTAAATACCTCTATTTGCAGCTTCTTGTCTTAAACCATCAATGGTTCTTTCCCAATGATCGATTTCACCTTTATCTCCTTTTGCTTGTGCATTATAAAGATTCCTTTCATATTCTCTTAAAAGATCTTGATAGTGTGTTCCACCAGGATTAGATTGTCCCATAATAAATACCTCCTTCGTATTTTGTAATTATATTATACTGCTTTGAGGAATATTTTACCATTCGGAACGTATGTTTAGGTGAGTTATTCTATTTTTAGGAATCACTCTTACAGTTATTGCAATGCCACCGTTTTCCTATTTTCTTACTTACTAATCCGAACATACTAACTGATAATATATTATTTTGTAAGAGAGAATAATATAATATGAGGTCTACCATAGATAGCAGATTTTGATAAACTTATATTAAGGTGAAAAAATATGAATGAAAGTTTATTAGAAAAATAATTAAAAAAGGTATAAAAGAAAATATAGAGAATGGCGGGACTATTGGTGACCCGCCATTTGAAAGAATTATCTCTAAAGAGAATCTGATGAAATTTTTTCAAAATAATCATATAGAATTTGATTATGATGTAAAAATTCTTCGAAAGTAGAACAAGTGGATAATATATCATTTAACTCTTCTACCCTACCCATCTTGAACGGAATAACCTAAATTATTATAAAAGGTGGAAAATAGTATGATAAACAATGAAATCTTTCCTGATATTGATGAAAATACAGAATATCAGAAATTACTTGCTAGATTCAAACATTCAGAAGAAACAGAATCTGACGAGTTTATTATTGGCGAAGCTTTAAAAATGTATTCTGAACTTGAACGGGATGAATATGATTTAAAAATTCGTCTTTTAGAATTACTTAAAGATAGACATTTTTAATGTAATTCAATATTATCTTTTTCAATTTTCATATCGCAATCAAGTTCAACGCAGTCGTTGTACTGAATAAATTCTCTTACAGCATTATCATTACCCTCTTCAAATTTTCTTTTGAATGTAACAGTAAATAAGTTTGTTGACAATACAAAGGAATATGAATGAGGGTAATTACCGCTGTTGATTGGATGATATGAATACATGATAATGTAATCTAAGTTTTTCTGTTTCGCTACATTTACCATTTGTGTAAATATGCTAAAATTTGTTGTATACATTTATAATACCTCCTCCGTATTAGTATATGGAATATTTTACCATATAGAGGATGATTGGTATAGTCTAAACGTATGTTTACCAAGTATATCCACAATTATAGCACTTGAAAGTCTTGTTAATTTTCTTACTAAAGATACCGAAAGCAGCAATTGATACTCCACGTTCTACTCCACCCATCTTACGGATATTTGTTGAGCCACAGGTCGGACATTTTGGTGCTCTACTCTTCTCTTCTAGTATGGCTTTGCCAACAGCAATACTTGCTTTCATTTCATCATTCTTCCGTTGAATAATTTCATCACGATGTTCAAATAAAGTTTTATCTAAGTTAGGAGATTTCTTTACGATCTCTTCTATGAAAGCTTCTTTGCCATCTCCATCACGCCAACGGAAATTGTCAATATATTCTCTTGGGATTGGTTTTAGTGGTGATTTGCCGCAACAGAAACATCCATCTTCTAATTCATCTTTAAAAGCTTCGCATATATTACCACATTTATCACAATAACATAACATATTATATCACCTCACAGTTTTTCTAAATTATAACACAAAATGATGTTTTCAAACAACATCAAAAGAATAATAATAGTACGATATTCACAACAAAAAACAATGAACTCGCTATATTTGGACAAACATTAGATGATATACGAGAAAAGTTAATTAATTTTAATGATGTAATAATGCAGGGTGGGACTTTTGGAAGTTCTAAAATGCAGTTAATTCCAGAAAGTAAGATGTTTAAAGAGTTATCATCAGAAACCGCATCAGAAATAGTCGAAACTCTTAATAGTATAAAGAATGGTACAAACTCTGCATACGATTCAATGGATCAATATCTTACTTATTTGTCGAGTAATGGAAAACCCTATATTAAGGATTACGTCAAAGCTAATCAAAACCAAGTCTACATTACAGAAGATGTAATTCAAGCATCAAAAGATGCTCGTGCAGCCCAGATTGCACAAAACGAAGCAGTTAAAGAAGGAACACTTTCTTTCAAAGCAGGTCAAGTAGCTCTCAAAGGTCTTGCTCTTGCAGGAAATATGGTTGTCGGAATTTTAGCAGGATTCGTAATATCTAAAGCTATTGAAGGATTAGATAATCTGGTTCATGCAGCCGACAATGCAAAGGAATCAGCCGAAGGTTTTGCGAGTTCGTTCAGTTCAATGAACGATGAATTCAGTTCTAATGATAGCAAACTATCTGACTTACAAAAACAGTATGACGAATTATCCAAGGGTGTAAATTCATTAGGAGAAAATGTTAGCCTTACAACTGATCAATATGATGAATACAAACAGGTTGTATCTGAAATTTCAGACATGATGCCAAGTCTCCTTGCTCGGTATGATGATGAGGGTAACAAAATCGGTTTTGTTCAAGGTAAACTCAGTAATTTAAACGCTGAATATGATAAATACAAAAAGAACAAAGCAATGGATCTTGTTAATGGTGAAAACGATAATGGTGATTCCATCAAAGATGTATTTGATAATTACCAATATCAGACTGCACATACAGATACAAATGGCAATGTTGTCGGCAAACGAAAGATGTTTGGTGATAGCAGTTATGAAAAGATTTTAGCACTTCAGTCAGAAATTGATAGTGGTTATGATGGAATTTTTGGTCAAAACAAACTTACTAATGAAGATATCGAGAAAAAGACAGCATTAATTCAAAAGTATCAATCAGAAATTGATGCAAGTGTGTCAGCTATTCAATATGCGTTGTCTGCTATTGCTCAGTCTGGTGACGAATATTATAAATTATCTGATCAAGAACAGCAATTCCTCGATACATATATAAATAGTCTGTCACAAGATTTTATAGATGAGAATAATCTCACCAACGAAACAAATGCTAGAACATTCATAAATAATCTTATTAATGATATCGAGTCTGGTAAGCCAGAAATAATGAAAGCTTATAATGATTTGTTCTCATTTAATATTGATGATACAGATCTTAGCCCAGAGGAAGTTCAAAAAAAGGTCAATAAATTAATTCAACAGCTTGCAAAAGCTTTAGGTGAAGATAATTGGCAAGATTTAAAGATAAGATTAGGATTTGAGTTTGTAGATGATAATGTAAAAGATTATGAAGATACAATCAATCGTTTTAATGATCCTGATAAAATCAAAGCTTTTTTCAACGAAGAAGGTATTAATACAGCATCAGAAGTAAAGGAATTTTACGATGTATATTCCGCAACAGACAAAGCTAAACAAGGGATTTATGACGCTGATGTTGCTATGCAAGAATGGAAAAACCACATAACAGAAAATACAGCATCAGCTACAGCCTCTCTCACTTCTTTCGAAGAAGCATGGATGAACCTGAAAGGTGCAGATGATTCAGACCTCAAAGGTGCAGCCGATGACCTTCTCGATTTAGCGAATGCAGGACAACTAACCGAAAATTCTATCGAAGAACTTGCTGGTGGTCAGAAACTTATGTCTGACACAGGTTTATCAGCTGAAGAACTTGCACAGAAAATAAATGGTCTTGTAAACGCTTCTACGCAACTTTCTTCTATGTCTGCACAGATTTCTAAGATGTCTGATATGCTTGCTGACAAGAAGAATGGTACAGTTGCATCCGCTTCTGATTTAGCAGGATTTGATGTTTCAGTCCGTGGTCTTGAATCTTGGGATAAGTTTGAAGAGGTAATGGGTAGTTCTGAATCTAGCATGGATCAGTGCCAGAAAGCTGCCAATGCTCTTGCTACTGAATGGGTAAACGATGGCAATTTCTTGGCAAACCTTACTGATGAAAACAAACAGTATTATATCACTCAGCTTGAAGATATGGGTGTTAAAAATGCCGAGCAAATTGTAACAGAGGCTTTGACAAAAAAGGAAGAAGAACTTAGATTTGAAAAACTTCTTTCTGCCGATGCATCCACAGATTTGCAAAATGCCACAGTTGCTGATATTCTTAAACTTCAAAATCTTGGTGATATTACAGAACAGGAAAAGGCAAAACTTGCAGCTTTCACATTAGAAAAACAGTATTGTAACAAAAACACTATTGTAACTGATGCAGATTGTCAAAATATTTACACTCTTGCTAAAATGGCTGGCGCAGGTACAGAAGCTTTAAATAAACTTGCAGCATTAAAACAAAGACTATCAGACAATCCAATTATGTCTAATGAAATGCGCAACAATATTAACAGTGCAATTCAAGGCATTGTAAATGGTGTAACAACTTCTGCTGGTGCAAAGTTAGATATACCACAAGTGAAAGTAAATTCTTCTGGTTCATCAAGTTATAAATCTCCGTCATCAAAAAAATCAAAATCAAAAACAAAATCCGATGCTGCCGAAGTATTTGATTTTATTGAGATTAAACTCAATAACCTTGCAGATAAGGCTTCAAAAGCAAAGGATAAAATTGATGATCTTCTCACATTCGGTCAGAAGAAAAATCAAACCAAAAAAGCTATCGAAGCTACTACCAAAGCTATTACCGCACAGGAAAAGGCATATAAGAAATATATGTCTTATGCCAATAAAGCTGCAAAAACACAGAATAGCAAAAAGACAACTTCTTCATCCTCATCTTCTTCAGGTGGAAATGCTTTGTATGATGAGGCTACAAATTATCTTGGATTGAAATATGTTTGGGGTGGCGCAAGTCTTACAAAAGGTGCGGATTGTTCTGGATTTACACAGCAGATTTACAAGAAGTTTGGTGTGAGTTTACCACACAAAGCATCATATCAAGCTAAGATGGGAACAAAGATCACTTCAAAAAGTGATTTGCAGGCTGGTGACTTAGTATTCTTTGGAAGCAAGAACAACATCACACATGTAGGTATTTATGGTGGAGACGGTAAGTTTATTGAATCCCCTCATACTGGTGCATCTGTAAGAGTTTCCAAGCTTTCTTCTCGTAAGGATTTTGTATCTGGTTCACGTTTTAGTGGAATAAGTGGTTCTACAAAGACAAGCGGAAAAAATGTAAAAAAGGTCAAAGGTGTATCATCCAAGACACTTGAACGTTATAAGAGACTTATCCGTGAAGGAACACTTGGTTCAGATGGTATTGCTTCTATTAAGAATGAAAACCTGAAAAATGCATTAAAGGATTATCAGACCTATTATGAGAAAGCAAAAGCTTGCAAGGAACAGGTTGCCAGTCTTACGGATCAATTAAAGGATTTATATGAGACTTTAGCGAACAACCCGATTGACAATGCTTCTGATAAGATTGAAAAACTTGGAACTAAGATGGATATTCTGAATGCCAAGGTAGGTAATCTTACATTTAATCCAACAAAGAAAATCGGTACGTCTGATATTGACAGTCTGTATAAACAGATTATTAAAAACTATAATAGCCAGTTATCAGCTTCAAAAACTGCTTATACTGGTGCAACAAAGAGTTACAACTCAAATAAGAGTTCTCTTACAAAGTCTCTTAAAAAAACAAAAGCTAAAAACATTGGTCTTACTCAAAAGGAATTTAATTCTATTAAGAGTAATTTAAAATCCAATAAGTCAATTTCGTATAATCTTATTAACAAAATTGAAAATGACACTCTTAGGGAAAAGTGCATAGCACATAATGAATATCTTCTTGCAAAGAATACCGCAACTGATAATTATAATCAGGCTAAAGAGGATCATACCTCTAATGTGCGTCAGGCTAGGAAAGATCGCTTTGATAAGGTACAGGAACGGTACGACAATAAAGCTGGACTGATTGAGCAGAGAAAGAACGCTGTATCCAATTCTCTTAATATAGCTGAAGCACAAGGTCAGTTGATTGGTGAGGCTTACTATACACGTCAGGCAAATGCCGTAAAATCTGACATGAAGCTTAAACAAGAAGAAGCTGGAAAACTTGCAAAGAAATTATCTACGATTAAGTTTGGCAGCAATGAATGGTATGAAGCGCAAGAAGCTTTAAATGGTGTCTATGAAGCTATTCAACAAGACGAACAGGAACTTGCTGAATTTCAAAAGTCTATTAATCAGTTGAAGTTTGACCGTTTTGATGAATTACTTAATAAACTTGGAGACATCACAGACGAGACAGATTTCTTAATTGACATGCTTGATTCTGACAATCTGTTTGACAGTGATACAGGAATGATTACGCAGGATGGTATTACTGCTATAGGGCTGACTGCACAGAATTATGATACATATCTTGCTGAGGCTCAGAAGTACAAAGATGCTATTGCTGATTTGAATGAGATGTATAAGAATGGCGAGATTAGTCTTACTGACTACAATTCGCAGTTAAGAACTTATCAGCAAGGTCAGCGTGATTCTATTAAGTCTGCAAATGAAGCAAAGAAGTCATTAGTTGCCTATGTAAAGCAAGGACTCGATGCGCAGAACGATGCTCTTTCTGATGCTATTGATAAGAAGAAAAAATTATTAGAAACTGAGAAGGATTTGCATGATTTTCAGTCAAAGATCGCTGATCAAAATAAGAATATCGCTAAAATTGAAAAACAAATTGCGGCACTGGAATCTGATGACTCTGAAGAGAATCGTAAAAAGTTGCAACAGCTCAAATCTAACCTTCAGGATGCACAGAAAGATAGAGAGGATACATTGTATGATCGCTCTATTTCCGACCAAGAGGATTCCCTCGATAAAATGCTTGAAAATAGCAAAAAGCAAGCAGAGGATTATTTAAAGGATACCAATAAAGTATTCTCCGATGCTCTCACATATGTAAATGCAAATTCTTCACAGGTTGCATCTAATATTGAGAAAATTGCAAAGGATACTGGATATGATATATCTTCGTACATTGTGAATGCTTGGGAAAAGGGTGGATCTGCTGTAGGTGATTATGCAAGTACATTATCTTCTAACATTCCAAATATTACCGCACAGCTTGGATTGATTGCATCTTCATGGCAATCTATTTGTGATGCTGCTGACAGAGCCGCTGAAGCAAGTGCCAAGTATGCAGAAACAAAAGTTACAGACACACAAGGTATTGGATCATCCAACGATTCAGGAACTTCAAGCGGAAACGGTTCTGGTTCTTCTGGTAATAACAATGCTGATAAACAACAAGAGTTGAATAAACTCAGAAAGAAAGCAAGTGATATTACAGAATGGATATCTAAGCATTCAGTATCGGCAACACACAAGAAATCGTATTACGGTGCTCTTAATCAGTATCTTTATGATAAACAGCATGGACAAGTTCTGAGTAAGGCTGATGAAGTTGCCCTTGCGAAGAAACTTGGTGTATCTGTAAAAAGTGATTTGTCTGGTAAGAATGATAGAGAAAAAATTACTTCAGCTCTCAAGAAACTTATAAAAGACGCTTCGTTCTCAACTGGCGGTGTGATTAAGGATCTTGTTAAACTTTCTGGGGAAGATGGTATTAGTTTCTTACAACGTGGCGAAGCTGTTCTTTCTAAGGAACAGACACAAGCATTGTTGAATTTTAAGCCTGTTATTCCACAGATTGACTCTATTATTGGCAATCTGAAGAATGTTCCTATTGAGAAAATTTCATCCCAATCTCCTACTTATCAAATTGATAATAGAACCATTGTTGAAGGCGTTGCCACCGATCAGATTGTTAAACAGATGGAAGGTGTTGCTCAAAAACAGGCTGAAAATGTTGTAAGAAAGATCAACCAAGCTACTTATGCTAAAGGTACAAGACCTAGATAAAAATATGGAGAGGTGAAATATCCTCTCCTTTTTGATTGGAGGAAATATATGTCAGAAGTGACTAATGAAAGAAAAGTAAGCATTCTTGAAAAACTGCTTCTTGAACGTGATGAACAGATTCGGAAGTTGCAGGAAGAGAACGCTGAATTAGAGAAAGAAATTGAAAGTTTTGGAAGTGATATTCAGGAATTACAGGATATTATTTCTGAGACACAAAAGTTAAATAGAGAGTTTTCTGGCACAAACAGAGAAATGAAAAAACTAAAAAAGAAATATGAAAAAGAAATGAAGAAAATGATGTAAAAAGAAAGGAGGCTACCATGACAATTCAAACTCGTGGTTTTACTTTTGATAGCATAACCTCCGATGAGCTTGGACTTATGGTGTGTGAATTCAATGGGAATACCTCATCTGAAACATCTGGTGGAAATATTGAATTTACCTTGATATCTGCTCCTATCAGAAATAGATGGTACAAAAGTGGAAATGCAAACTATTCAGAAGCGATTAAGTTTGAATTTCAAGTTATGAAACAGAATTTTGAGCCAATTGATTCATATGAATATTCTACTTATGCTAGATTATTACAAAGAAAAGATGATTACAAAGAATTTACAATCACAAAGTCTGATTATGATACAGTACATTTTTATGTGCAATTAAATATTTCACCGATTCAAGTCGGTGGCGATATTATGGGGCTTAATATTACAGGCACTACAGATTCTCCGTATGCTTATGGACAAATGATTACAAAGAAAATTTCTACTAAAAATGGTATTGGTATGTTAAAGTTCGCAGATATGAGTGATGAAATTGGTTATATTTATCCCGATATAGAAATTGATATTTCCAGTGCTTGTAACCTCAAAATTACCAATGAAACATCGGGTGAAATTTTCAAGCTGGATAATTGCATCAATAATGAAGTTATAAAAATTGATGGAACAATCTTAGAAATCACTTCTACAGCTATATCACATAAAATCTACAACGATACCAACTATAAACTTCCACGTATTGTAAACGACATTAACAAGAGAACGAACATATTTAAGGTTGAGGGTAATTGCACTCTTACTATGAAATATAGACCAATAAGGAAGGTGGTGATCTGATGGCGGTTCAATCATTTAATTTACCCGTTGATTTCTTGAACAATCTTGAAAAACCAATTATCTACATTGCTAAAAAGGATAAAACTTTTCTTGGTGCAGTAAGTATTTATGATGATTTATCTCTTACTTTTAATCTAAATGCTTATCAGACTGCTTCTTTTAAAATCTATAGAGACATCAATGGCAAGAAATATGAACATTATGACGATTTCCAAGAAGACCGTCTGATAATGATTCAAGGGATTAGTTGGTACAAAATTCATGTAGAGACTAATATCGAAGATACAGGAATCTCAAAAAGTATTACTGCAAACTCATTGGAATGTACTTTATGTAATAAGAGACTCATTGATTTTGAATGTAATACAGGCGAGATATTGTATGACGATTATGTAAAGACCATCTTCTACGATCCTGCAAACCCAAAAGGAAGTCTGTTGAATCGAGTATTAAATGTTGCTCCGAGTTGGTCAGTTGGTCATGTAGATGCAACTCTTGCGAATAAACAAAGAAGTTTTGATATTGACGATACTGATGTATATTCATTTCTTACAGGTGACGTTTCTGAGGCTTTTAATTGTCTGTTCGTATTTGACACGTTCAATCAGACCATAAATGCATATGACCTGGATAATTATGGTGAAGATACGAGCATTTATGTATCTATGGATAACTTGGCTCAGTCAATGACAGAAACTATTGATGAAAATAGTATTATCACATGCTACCGTGTAAATGGCGGTGATGGAATTTATATCAATGAAGTCAATCCAAATAGCACAAATAAGATTTACAATTTTGAGTATTATCTACCAGAAATGGAAGAATCTATTCAGAATAAGGTGAAAGCATATAATGAAAAATATCAGTCTTTGAAACCACAATATGAAGAAATTATGAAACGTCTTGGCGATCAGATTAGCGTAATCCAGGGTCTCGAAACACGATTACCTGATAGTTTGGATTCTAAGGATTGGACTAAATATGGATTAGAGTTTTTGGATTCTAAGGTTAAATCATTCAAGAATATAGATGAAGTTTATTGTGCCCAAGGCATGAACAAACCAGACTCTTTTAACTATAATCTATATCAACAGAACCTTGAAAATTTGAATAGTGTTACTGCCGAATACAACAAAAGAAAAACCGAGGTTGATTCTGCTACAGAAGTTTATAATTCTATTATCGCAGAAAGAAATGCTGTTCAATCTCAGTTGGATATGGATAAATGGTTTACTAAGGATGAATGGAAAACACTTGATTCTTATGTTGTGGAGGAAACATACAGTAATGACAATTATATTACTACAGATAATACAACAGACACAGAAAGATTTGATATTGAGCGACAGTTATTTGATGTTGCATGGAAGGACTTATCAAAGAAATGCCGACCACAATATCAATACTCTTCTACTCTTTCTAATGTTCTTACTATTCCTCAGTTCAAAGGATTCTTGAAATATTTCCAACTTGGCAACTTCATAAGAATGGCAACTGATTACGACACCGTTATTAAACTGAGGCTAATTAGCTTTACAGTTGATTATAATGACACGAGTAAGATTGATGTAACTTTCTCTGATGCTATTCGTGTACACGATATTTATGAAGATGCATCTAGTATTCAAGCGCAAGCTAATTCGGCTGCTATGAGTTTTCAATTTAATAAAGATCAATATGATAAGTCTGTAAATCAAAGTAATTTTGTCGAAGAAATGCGGAAATATGGATTGGATGTTGCAACTGTCCAGATTCAAAATGCAAAAAATCAGAGTCAAGTCTGGGATGAAACTGGTATGACTTTCAGACAGTGGAATGATCAAAGAAATGACTTCGATCCTGAACAGATTAAGATTATCAACAATCTTATGGCTTTTACAGATAGTGATGGACAAGTCAGAATGGCTATCGGAAAGATTCCAATAGATAAAAATGGCAATACTGCCTTTGGATTTAATGCAGAAGTTTTGTTTGGTAAAGCAATTTTTGGCGAAAATCTTACTATTCAGAATGACTCTGGCAAGTTTTTATTTGATAATAATGGATTCTCTGCTACAAGTGGAAATAATTCAGTAAGAATCAATCCTGATAAATCGGGTGAGTTGTTTTCAATATATAAAGGATCGAGTAGGCAGTTTTATGTTGACTCAGATGGTAATGTTCATTTCAAAGGCGATTTGACTGGTTCTTCTGGCATTTTCAGCGGTCAGTTAAAAGGTGGTTCTATTAACATCGGTAATGGAACGTTTATGGTTGATAAAGATGGTAATTTGACCGCAAACAAAGGTACATTTAGTGGAGATATTATTGGTGGAAGCATCAATATAAACAATGGCAATTTTCTTGTAGACAAATATGGAAATATGAAAGCAAATGCAGGGTTAATTGGTGACTGGGGAATCACAAATGGATATTTGTGGTATGACGGTAGCTATGGAACAAGTATAATATCTCCAAGCTTAATACAGTTACTATCTAACGGAAGTAATAGTGGAACAATAATAAGCAATAATAGTATATTCTCTAATTCTATGAATTGTAATTATATAAATGGTTCTAACGAATTAAATATTCGATCAAATGTTATCAATCTAAATGGAACAATTTTTGCAAATGGCGAACAACTTATCACTTCTTCTTCACTTCCTAAAAGTACAGAAGACATTGAAGCATCTTATTCTAGTGCGATAGGAACATATGGTGTGGGGGCTAGACTTATTATTTTTTCGAATTGTAAGTCTGGTATTTTAACAGGAGCGACAGCAGACTATGTACAGACATATGTTAATGAATATGTTGCAGCTAAATTAAGTGATATATATAGAAAATTTGATAATTATGTTACGTCTTCAAGATTGAGTAACTATGCAACAAAATCATGGTGTAACAGTACATTTAAAAAGAAGTAAAGAAAGGGCTTAGTATGGAACAAGAACAAAATAACACACAAGAACAGGAAGTTGTTTCTTATTCAAAAGATAAGATTCAGCTTCTTTTTAATATACTGAACTCTATGAGTTTTACAGGGATTCAGCAAGCACAGGGAATTGCACAGATTAGTGTAATTCTGAACAATCCAATTGTAAAGGACAAAACAAAAAATGTAACAAAGGAGTCACAAGAATAATGAGGTAATCAAATGTCATGCGAAGTATTTAATAATTCAGACTTTGGTATGATTGAAGGATCACAACAGACAATTACGCTAGATTTATATACAATTCTTGGAGAAGAATTTAAAAATGTAGCAATAGAATCTGTTGAATGGCGAATGAGTAGCTACGGAGAAACAGAATGTTTGGCATCTAAAACTTCAACAGATAGTCCAGATGAAGTCAAATGTGAGGAAAATGTAATTACTATTACTCTTCTACCATCAGACACTATGAACTTATTTGGGAAATTCACACATCAAATCATAATTCGAGATATTCACAGTTCTATCTTTGTTGCTGATCTCGGCAAAATTTCAATCAAACCTTTAATCAAATAATTAAAAATAAGGAGGAAAGCTATTATGGCAATGACCACATATTTAAAAAATAAAACACTTGATAATCAGTTCAGAGGAGAAAGTTATACTCCACCAAGCATTATTTATGTTGCGTTGAGTAAATCAGCTCCTGCAAGTAATGGATCAAATTGTACTGAACCAGACGCAGTAAGTTATAAACGATTAGCCATTTCTTCTAATTCCGTAAATTGGAGTGCAGCTAATGGTGGAAGTATTTCAAATTCTAGTACACTTCGTTTTGCTGAAGCAGAAGAATCATGGACAACACAAGCCGCACCAATTACTCACTGGGCTATGTTCGATCAAGAAACTGGTGGCAATATGCTTTTTTATGGACAGCTTACTAAAACACAGGAAGTTCCAAGAGGTGCAATTTTAGAGTTTCCTGAGAATGGATTGACCACCACTATTCTTGATAATTAAAAAAGATGTGAGGCAATAATATGAGAAGTAATTACCATAGCATCAAGGCTATTATAAATAATTCACATGGTTATTCTGAGATGATACATGGAATTACTGCTTATACTCAAGGATTATTTAGGGCGAATGTTATTAAAATCAAAAATACAGTTGTAACAAAGTTAAGACTCGGATTAAAAACAAAACCCAATGTTATAAAAATCTCAACAAAAACTGTTGATACATCTCTTAAAATTTATCCTAAGATAACAGAAAACAATATCATTGTAAAGAATAACTTCTTAAACAAACTGATGGTAAAATTACATCCATCAGAATCAAATCTAAAAATCGTAAACACTTTCTGGATCTATATTGCCAAAATTTCCGAGATAATTAATGAAGTAAAAATTAAAAACGATGTAAAACATAATGTTGCTATTCCTGAGAAAGTGAAAGATAATTCTATCATTTTCGATGGAGTGGCTAACACTTCTGTTAGCAGTGTACTCCGTATCGCAAATAATGATATTTCAATTGAGAATCCACCTGTAAATTCAGCAGCTTGGTATTTTTTAAAGTTAGGAAATTTATCTGGTACTTTAGGCGAAATCCCAAATGAATCAATAGAAACTTTGGGAAGAAAGAAAGCAATTTAATGAAAGGAGAATTAAATGTCTGAAATATTACAGAATACTGGTGTAACATTGTGGTCTATTAGAGATGACTATGATGAGTTACAGACAAGCGTGTTTGAAGCCTTAACTGGTACTGGTGGCAAAAGTAACATTCGGCTGATTGACGAAGCTATTGGAAATATTAATAGCAAGCTAAATGGATATTACTTTGAATACTCAGATGATAGATTGTATATTTGTAAGAAAAGCGAAAATGAGAATATAAAAAGATATCCTGTTACTCTTGATGATAATAATGGACATATTGCATCCAAAGTAGATGGAAGCACAATTACTATTGACGAGAATGGCATTGTTAGAGGATTGCCTGTTGATGATGCTCTCTCTTCTATCTCAACAAATCCGATTCAGAATAAAGTCGTAAAGGCAAAAGTTGATGAAATTGAGAAAAATGTGTCAAAGAATACAGAAGATATTTCAAAAAATGGCACAAATATCTCAAACAATACACAAAAAATCACTTCACTTGAAACAGCGTTTTCTGCAGAAAAAACACGAGCAGAAGGTGTGGAAAATCAATTAAAAACAGACCTTGAAAATGGGAAAAAGGTTTGGGATGACAAATATACCAAATCTGAGGTTGATAACAAGTTTTCTACTTTTGAAACCAATATCGAATGGAAAGATGCTGTTAGCACTTTTGATGACATTGCAACTACATATCCTACTCCAAATGACGGATGGACGGTTAATGTAAAAGATACTGATTATACATATCGTTATAATGGTACTAAATGGGTTGCAATTTCTGCTAACGCCATTCCAAAGGCTACAAATGAAGTCGATGGACTTATGACAAAGGAATACGCAAAGAAGTTAGATGGACTGACAAAATATACACCAGATGGTACTACAATTACTGCTGACGAAGACGGAACTCTTCATGGTGCAGACACAATTCAAGTTGACGGAATCACAATCACAAGAGACGATGCTACAAAAGTAATTGCCCTAGCTAAAACATTGCAAGATAAAATAGCCTTGGTTGATAATAAGATTGATAAAGCTAATGTTGCAAATAATCTTACTACAACCGAGGCTAATTTTGTATTGGATGCAAGACAGGGCAAGGCTTTACAGGATCAATTAATTTCTTTAAACGGCAGTCTAAATAGTAAGAAAGTACCGACAATCGGCATCGAAAACATATTTACTGGAAATCCGTTTTGCATAGTCAACAATGGTTCCGATGTAATAAGTGTACAAACCGATTGGGATATAGACAATGGCGGCTATATGGTCAAAAACATAAAGTATCCTGCAGGAACGACTACTAATCTTACGGTCTCATTATCGTTACCTGCTAATAGCATTGTTATTGTTGATGTAAATACACTTAATGGAGAGAATATTGATATACAAGGTTCACTAATTCGATGCAATTTGTCAAATAGTGCATCACTATGGAATCTATCCATTAGATTCACAGGACGTACAAACCAGATATTTTCAGATATTAGATACATGCCGTTAGTTATCCACTTAGGTTAA